CGTTTATTAGAAAACGAATACAAAAAACTTACTTTAGTAACTCAACAGCAAACAGATAAAACAGGATTAGCTTCTGCAACACTTGTTGAATTTAGTAGAGGTGTTCAAGATGCTAACTATGGTTTTAGAGGTGTAGCAAACAATTTATCTCAATTAACTACATTAATGACTACCCTAATAGGAACTACAGGTGGTTTAAAAAATGCTTGGACTGCTTTAAGAGAAGCTTTTACAGGTCCAATAGGATTTTTAGTTGTAGCAAATATTGTTATTGCGGCACTTGAAAGATTGGATATAATGTCACAAAAAGTAACTAAAACTACCGATGAATTCAATGACGCTTTGACTGATGCTGATGGATTAATAGCGTCACTACAAAGATATGCAGATATATCAAGAGATGCCAACAGGTCAGATGAAGAAAGAACTGTTGCTTTACAAAGACTTGCAGATGAAGGTTACAATGAAGCAACTGGATCAATAGATGACTTTTTAGATGCTAAAAGAAAATTAGCTTTATTTAATGCTACAGAAAGTGTGCTACAAGAAGAAGAAAAAGAATTTTTAGCAGAAAGAATAAGGTTAAACCGACAATTAAAACAAGCGGAAGAAGATGTTATAGCTGAACAAGAAAGAATGAGTGATGCAAACTTAACTCCTTACAGTGATGTTGGTGGTAATATAACTATACTTAAAGACGATATTAAAAGAATACAAGGTTTGTTAACAGAAAATCAAACTGAAATAGACAAGATTAGCAATGAGATTGTTGACTCTTTTAATAAAACAAGTGAAGAATTAAAAGATAATCCTTTTTATGAGTTATTGTTTGGTGTAAAAGAAGATAAAGATAGGACTAAAAGATCTAAAAGACTCAAAACAGTATCTGAATTTACCAAAAAGGAAGAAGACACAATCTTTGATAGTTTACAAAGACAATTAGATGGAAGAAAAGCTGTTGATGATTTTAAACAAGAATTACACGATAACGAAATAGATAGATTAAATGCAGAGCTTGATAAAAGAGAGGAGTTAGCATCTATAATAACATCGCAAGTAAAAAAATTATCACAAATACAAACACAAGCTTTTGCTGCACAAATTAAAAGATTAGACACTGAAAGAGATGTTATATTAAACAATGATAATTTAACTGCTGAAGAAAAAGATAGATTGTTAAAGAAAAATGATGTTGAAACAAGAAAAATAAGAACTAAGCAAATTAAATTTCAGCGAGATATGATGCAGATTGAAATGGCTATGGAACTTGCTAAAATAGGTTTACAACTACAAAACGCAATGACAACTGTAACTGTTGATGCTACTGGTGCTATATCCAAAGCAACTATGTCTTTAGGTGCGTTTATGAATCAATTAGGACCTGTTGGTATAGCAGCTTATGCGGCTTCTATTGGTGGTGTAATTGCAACTATTATATCTGCACGTAAAAAAGCACAACAAGAAATACAAGCATTGTCAAGCCAATCATTAGCTGTATCTGGTGGAGGAGGAAGTGCAGCACCACAAATACAAGCTCCTGCATTCAACGTAGTAGGTGCAACACAGACAAGTCAACTTGCTCAAACAATATCACAAGCCGATCAACAGCCTATAAAAGCATTTGTTGTAGCGTCTGATGTTTCTACTGCACAGGAACTTGAACGTAGTACAATTGAAGGAGCATCTATTGGATAATAAAACAAAATAAACTTAATATGGTTATTTAGATATGGAAAAGATAATAGAACTTATTATAGACGAAGAAAATGAGATTAGCGGTATTGAAGCTATCTCTGTCGTTGAAAATCCAGCAATAGAAGAAGACTTTATTGCACTAAAGGAACATAAAGATATTAAACTTGCTGAAGTAGATGCAGAACAAAGAATACTTATGGGTCCTGCACTTATTCCTAACAAAAAGATATTTAGAAAAGGTGCTGATGATGATGACAATAATTATTACATATATTTCTCTGAAGAGACAGTTAAGAAAGCATCTGAATTATTCTTTATAAAAAGCAAACACCAAAACTCTACCTTTGAACATTCATTTGAGTTATCAGATATGTCAGTTGTAGAATCTTGGCTAATAGAAGACCCTAAAAATGATAAAGCATCAGCCTATGGTTTTGACCTACCAAAAGGAACTTGGATGGTATCAATGAAAGTATTAAATGATGATGTATGGGAAGCTGTTAAAGCAGGAGAAGTAAAAGGATTTTCTATAGAAGGTTACTTTGCTGATGGACTTGAAAGACCAAAAGAAAGTATAAAGGAAAATGCTTGTAGTGAATGTTTAAGTGAATTAAACGCAGAGTTTGAATTAGCAGAAGTCTTGGCAAGTTTAACTGAAGAGGTAGAGCTTGAATCTTATGGAGGTTATCCACAGTCTGCAAAAAACAATGCTAAAAGAGGAATTAAATATAACGAAGCTGTAAATAATAAATGTGCAACACAGGTTGGTAAAGTTAGAGCAAGACAACTTGAAGCAGGAGAGAATTTTACTTTACCTACTCTTAAACGCATATACTCATATTTATCAAGAGCTTCTGCTTACTATCAGGAAGGAAATAATGAAGCTTGTGGAACTATATCGTATTTATTATGGGGTGGTAAATCAATGTTAACTTGGGTAACATCTAAACTTAAAGGACTTGATGCAATAGAAGCAGCATCAACTATTATTGATGGTAGAGCTGCTTATACAACTGTAGAAGAAGCTGAAAGAGCTGCAGAGGATATTGGATGTTCAGGTTACCATACTCACGATTACGAAGGTGATACTTGGTATATGCCCTGTGAGGAACACAATCTAAAAGCTCCTTGCCAGGATGGATATGAGCAAATAGGTATGAAAGATAAAGATGGTAGAAAAGTGCCTAATTGTGTTCCAATAAAAAGATGAGAAGAAGAAAGAACGCAACAGTAAGTTATTCATCACCAAGAAGCTCATCAAGAGCTTGTTTGTGTCCAGATGGAAGAACATATTCAAGAAAATGTTGTGATGGAACGTTAGAAGCTCAAGGAATAGGAAGCATACATAAGACAAGTAATTATTTATTACAAGAAAATAGAGATTTAATATTACAAGAAGACAACAGTAAAATAAAATTATAATGGCAGATAAAAAAATATCCGAATTAAGTTTAGTAGCAGCATCAGATTTAGATGGTTCTGAAGTAATACCTATAGTTCATTCATCAGAAACTAAAAAAACTACAATATCTAATTTAGAGAATCTAATAGTTACACATTTAGTATCAACTGACATTACAGTTATATCTGGAGGTAGTGATATAGATTTAAATGATTCTGCTTATGATAATGCAGAGATGATTAAGTTGAGTTGGTCAGGTGGAAGTGATACAGTAGACATAACTTTACCAGACGCAACAGCAACTAAAAACTTAAATAGACAAATAAGACTAATAACAGACAGTTCATATACAACAAATACACACGCTGATTTAACACCAAGAAGTGGACAAACATTAGATGGTGAATCTACTCATTATAGAATTAATAAAGCGTATGAAGGTATAACGGTATGGTGTGATGGTACTGAATGGTTTATAATCCAAGCTAAAGCATCTTAAAAATACAACAAAGTATTTAAAATCAGTAATAACTATAAATAAGAATCTTATGAAAGCAAGTGAAATTGTAACTAAAATCAAAGATGTTCTTTTATCAACTAATTCAGAAGAAGAAGTAACTACTTCTGAAGTAGAATTAAAAGAAGAAGCTCCTAAAGCTAAAAAAGAAGAAGCTAAAAAGGAGAGTAAAGAAGAAGCTCCTGCTGCTGAAGTGAAAGAGGTATCTTACTCTGCAGAAGAAGCAACTGACGAACTACAAGAGGAAAACTACGAGGAAAATCCTGTAGAAGAAGCTCCTGCTGTAGAGTACGCTACTAAAGACGAAGTTTCTGAACTTAAGTCTATGGTAGAGAAACTAAGAGGAATGATAGAAGCTAAAGAAGAAGCTAAAGAAGAAGTTCCACAAGAACTATCTGCTGATGAGCCTGCTGAAGCAATTAATCATTCACCAGAAAACGAAGTAAGTAATAATATTGGTGTTAGGTTTGCTCCTAATGCAAATAGAAACACTACTTACAATAGAGTATTAAACGCAATAAGTAAATAATAATTAATTAATTTTTAAATAATGGCAACAACAACTTCAATAACTACTACTTACGCTGGTGAATTTGCAGGGAAATATATTTCTGCTGCTTTGTTATCAGGTAAAACTTTAGCGGAAGGGAATATTACAACAGTACCTAACGTTAAATACAAACAAGTAATGAAAAAAGTGGCAACAGATGACATCGTTAAAGACGCAACTTGTGACTTTTCTGATACATCAACACTTACTCTTACTGAAAGAATCTTAACTCCAGAAGAGTTCCAAGTGAACTTAGAGTTATGTAAAAAAGACTTTAGATCTGACTGGGAAGCAGCTCAAATGGGATTCTCTGCATTTGACAACCTACCTCCTTCTTTCTCTGACTTTTTAATTGCTCACGTAGCAGACAAAGTAGCTCAAAGAATTGAGACTAACATTTGGACTGGTACTAACGCAACTGCAGGTCAGTTTGATGGATTCATCACAACTTTAGGTGCTGATTCAGATGTAAATGACGTAACAGGTACAGCTTCAACTGCAGCTAACATTATTACAGAGCTTGGTAAAATTGCTGATGCAATTCCATCTGCTGTATATGGTTCAGAAGATATGACTATTTACCTTCCAGGTAATATGTACAGAAACTACATTAGAGCTTTAGGTGGATTTGGTGCTTCAGGATTAGGAGCAGCAGGTACTAACGATCAAGGTACTCAATGGTACAATATGGGATCAGGTCTATCATTTGATGGTATTCAAGTAGTTCACGCTCCTGGTTTATCTGACGATGACGCTGTAGCAGCACAAAAATCAAACTTATTCTTCGGAACAGGTCTTTTATCTGACCAAAACGAAGTAAAAGTAATTGATATGGCTGATCTTGATGGTTCTCAAAATGTGAGAGTTGTTATGAGATTTACTGCTGGTATTCAGCACGGACTTGGTGGTGAAGTGGTATTATACGCTACATCATAATAAATAATTGTTCAACTTAAGAAAGGGTAGGTAAGCCTTGAGCCTACCGCCCTTTTTTTTATATAAAAAATAAAAATTATGGCTTGTGATTTAACATTAGGAAGAAAAGAACCTTGTAAAGATGTCGTTGGTGGAATAAAAAATGTTTATTTTACTGATTTTGGTGACTTTGGAACTGTAACATTAACAGATGATGAAATTACTAATATGTCAGGTACTTTTACAGCATTTAAATACGAAGTAAAAGGAAACTCATCATTAGAACAAACTGTTAATGCTTCAAGAGAAAACGGAACTACTTTCTATGAGCAAACATTAAATTTAACTCTTAAGAAATTATCAAAAGAAGATAATAAAGAATTAAAGTTATTAGCTTATGGAAGACCTCACGTTGCTGTTGAAGACTATAACGGAAACGTAATGGTTGTAGGACTTGAACACGGTGCAGATGTATCAGGAGGTACAATTGTAACTGGTGCTGCAATGGGAGACTTAAGTGGATATACATTAACATTAACTGGTATGGAAACATCTCCAGCTAACTTTGTATCTTCACCTACAGCAGCTGACCCATATGATGGTATGGCTGGTGCAACAGTAACTGTAACGGTAGGTACTAACTCTTAAACATAGAGTGTTCTTAAATATAGAAAGGGGGACTTTAATAGTCCTCTTTTTTTTTGAACAATATTAAGCTTTATAGGTTATATAGGTATGATAAGATTATCACCAACAACATCGTCTCAAACAATTAGCATAATTCCAAGAGCTTACACAGTTGCAAGTGACTTATCTATGGTTATCATAGAAGACGGTACAAGAAAGACACAAACTATAACGGATATTACTTCAAGTTTATCATCAAATGGTAATTACTTGCAGATGTCTGTTGCTTTTAGTATTTTAACAGCTGAAAACAGTTATTCTTTTGAGTTAAAACAAGGAAGTACATTACTTTATAGAGGAAAAGCATATTGTACTTCACAAACTGATAATACAACAGACCACACACTAAACAGTAATAAATATAATCAGTATGTTGGAACAGATACAGATGACCAAAAATATATTGTAATATGAGCAAAGTAAAAGTAATAAATTTAGCAGGTTACGAAGTACCCAGCATAAAAGAATCAACCAGATACGACTGGGTTGAATACGGTGACGATAACAACTATTTTGGTGACATAATAGATAGATATACAGGAAGTCCAACTAATTCAAGATGTATAAACGGTATTACAGATTTGATTTATGGTAGAGGATTAAACGCAACAGATTCAGAAGATAATGCTGTTCAGTTTGGACAAATGCAACAAATACTAAAAGATGTAGATGTAAGAAGGATTACAGGAGATCTTAAGTTATTAGGTCAAGCATCTATACAAGTTGTATATAATAAAAGGAAAACTAAGATAATGCAACTTAAGCATTTTCCTACAGAAACATTAAGAGCAGAAAAAGCAAAAGATGG